TAAGAGGGAAGAAGGGAAGAATGTACGGGGTTTTCGGTTATGCTCGTAAGCTGCTGATTGTGAAAGTAAATTCGCCACCCCTATGCCTCGGGTATTTCGGGGTAAAATGAGGTATTGACCTGTAATTCTCTATTATTTTATAGTATATACTCTACAAAAGGAGAGAAACATGATTCATCTTATAGATAATTGTCACGGGACTACAAAATTTAAAGAAACAGAATTGTGTAGTATTTGTGCACTTCATGACCATCATGATTTTGTGAAAGCGAAAAACATGGGTCTTCCTGCACGCAACGAACTCTATCAAAAAGTTCTCGACGGTCTTAATGATGGTCGCTCGTGGAGAGTACAAAAGAAACCGAACAGTGAATGTGGACATCCGGGCGTCCGTAACACTGCTGGTAAATGTATCTTCTGCTTAACCGAGCAACGCATGACGGGGGAGTGGAAAAAACCAAAACCAGCCATTGTTGACACCGCTGGTGAGGTTGATGCACTGCGTGAAAACATCGCCATGATTGAGCATAATATTTCCGTTTTAAATGAACAGTTGGAGACGATGAAAAACGCCCTGTTACTGAGTGAATCGGGAATTCACGTTGGGGTCATTAAAATCAAATCACCGCGCCAGCAGGCCATCGCTGACGGCAAACGCTGGTATATTCCGTATGAGCCTTGCAAGCATTGTAATATCGTCGCAGAGCGCTATGTAGCTAATGGTCGCTGCCGTAATTGTGGGAGATAATAAAATGTACAAGATGAGTAAGAAAAGTCTCACTGGGAGGATAATCGTACTACCTGTATTCATTATTATTTTAGTTGTTGAGTCGATACTAAATAAGGCCGATGACTGGAGTTACTCCGTAAAGAGATTGAGAATTAGGATGAACGAATGGATTGATAAAAAATTTCCACTTGGATAAAACAAAGCCCGCTAAATGCGGGCCTTTTATTTACTTGATTAACTGTCCATACCGGTCCTTAATCATCTCCACAGGAATTGATATTCTACCAATCTCGCCGTAGTCTCGATGATATGTTATGACAGTGGCGCTTCTTCCGGAGTCGTAACCTCCGTTACTTGAATACTCGTCTTTGGCCGCCAGAGTTTGGTGCATCTCAGTGATGAACATGTTGCTCTCTGCTACTTTCCGATGATGATAGTGTCCCATGTGTAGGTAGCCAAACTTAGTACGGCCATAAATCTCCCGGAACTTACTGGCAAATACTGCGTCCAGCTTTTCCATCCTGGAACAGTGCCCGTGATGTACGCCAATCATTACTTTGCCGAATTCGATTGCGTAGTAGGGACTTTGTTCGTCTACAATGGTCACGCGGGGATTACCGGAATACACCTCTTTAAACATCTCTCGCAACCACACAGAGGACGCAAGGTCGTGGTTACCAGTGGCGATTAGCAGCGTCACTTTCCGATGCTTCTCCAGACACATATTCACGGCTCGCTTAATCACACGGATAGCAGTCTGGACCACTTTGAAGAAACGCGTATCAGAGTCGAGAATATGCCCGGATGTTGGTGTAACCGCCTTCAGGCCGTCGAAGTGCAGGAAATCCCCCTGAAGGTTGATAAGACACTCTGTTGCGTTGGGTGCCAATGCTGTCGCTGATTTGAACCACGACGATATGAGATGTTCTGCAATGTTGGTATCGTAATCGTCTCCACCCTCTTCTTCACATGCCAACATACCAATGTGTGCATCTGTTACTGTGTACATGTTCAGGAGAGTGCTATCCTCATCACGGGATATTAAATTAATTTCCTCTAGTGGGGATAAGCACTCTGTAAGCGCTACAATCGCTTCCTGCATCATTTTCAACTGGCGCTCGGCGTCCACATCAGTCTTGACCCATTGCAGCGCTACAGTCCCGTCCTCCTTCACCAGTGACGATGTACCTTTCACCTTGTAACCGTCCGGCACAAAGCGAGACACATTACCACCATGACCCAGCCCGCGCGCACCGAGACGTTTGATGCGGCGGTTAATATTGCCGGGGCTCATGCCGTACTTTTTCGCAATGGCATGACCACTCATTCCCGCAGTCACGTCTGTCAGTAATTGCTCGTCAGTCAGTATACTCATTACACTTTGCTCCGGCTTTTAACTAACTGGTCGATAACAACCGTAAAGAACTGGTTACAACCAACATTCGGGTAATCAATGCCGAACTTGTAACCTTTGATGATAAGGTCGGTCGCTGCAGGATTACCGCCCGGGTTAGCCCGTTTAATCATTTCCTGCACGCCCATCTGTGCACGTTGAGCGCTGCAACCGTTAAAGAGCAGGTTAGCAACCCGTGATTCATTTGTCTCAGCAGTAACAGCTGCGTTAACCTGAGCGCCCGCCAGGAGCGCTACAAGTGGTAAATATTTAATCATGGTTAAGGTGCCTCATATAATGGTGTGGGGTCGCTATACTCTTTCAGTTTTGGGTCGCCAGCGTGAATTAGATAACCTTTATAGGTGATGTAAGCTACCGGATATTTGAATGTTTCCTCTAACTCAGCAACACGCGCCTCAGCCGCTAAACAGCGCTCCATCAGCTGGCAATAACTCAGTGCTTCCATATCCACTGTTCCCGTACTTTACCTTCAACAATGAGACGAGTGACACAAAGTCCGTCCCGGTCAGCCTGTGCACGCATACGTGACAGTGTGGTCAGCGCCTGAACCTCTGTCATATTACCCAGCAGGTCGGACAGTTTGTGATGACTGATGATGTTTTTCATTTGGTTACACTCCAGCTTATATTGTTAAGGAAGTATTGACTGCGTACCCGTGTCACTAATCCGCGTTTTTCCATATCTTTTAACTTACGCAATAGAGAAGCAGTATCGAGACATGGGTATCTATATGACATTTTATTTCGGATATGATATGTAGGGTCAACGCTACTGATGGCTTGGATTACGTCTCCATCATCAATCAATGCAATTCTCATTTGGTTAGTCTCCTTAATTGTTGTTCCGATGAGTTGAAGATAACCCACCTTGACGAGTCCGTCAATACTAATTGCAAAAAAAAGCCCCGAAGGGCTTATTTAGTTTCCGCAAAGGCAATAGCACTTGTATCACCCTGTGCCGCCGCGTAATGGCGTGCCACGTCTGCTGCATTTGTGAGGTTAGCGTGAATGTGTCCAATCTTGATATAGAGCCGGGGTTTACCGCCATCAATCATTATCACATTGTTCACACGTCCGTCTTTAAGCGCAGGGTGCCAGTCGTAACCCAGTTGACGCATCATGTCACGACGTTTACCCACCGGTACAGCGCGGTCGGCACGCATCTGGCGTAACAGGTTGTCCAGTGCCTTACTGCTCACCCAACCACCCGCAAAGCCCTGGCGACCCTCGTCAATTGCTTCCATGATTTCCTGTTCGACGCTGCCAAGTGATGCTGTCACAGCCTCGTGAGTACTGCTGGTCTCTGGCGCTCGCTGACAATGTGTCGCCGGGTTAAACTGTGTGGGAATGGCGTAGTTCTCCAGATAATGCGTCACGGCTGCAAATCCACCGCCACGTTTGAGCCAGTCATACAGGTTGGGGAAGTAGTCTCCACCCATACCGTCGCGCACGATGTCGATATGCTCCTGCTGCGCGGTGTAGAAAATGGCGAACCGGCGGTCATTAGCGGTCTTGCGCACAGCGTTCTTGTGGTTACTGTTGAACATGAAGTTGGCACACAGGCGGTGCATTACCTGGTCCTGCTGCATCGCACGTTTAGCGAGGTACTCACCGGTAATCATCGGTTTGAGTGTTTCAATCAGTTCGAGTTTCTGCTCCGGAACGTAAATATCCTCCACGCCGATGAATATTTTATCGAATAACCATGCGTTGAACTTCTCGCCAATTTCCTGCGCTGGCGGCATGTGACTGTAACGTGAACCGACCGCTTCCATTACGCACAGTGTGAACAGTGTTTTACCGTTACCTTCAACACCCTGCAGTAATGGCGCCCACTTGAACTTGGTCCCTTTGTACTGTACGCACGCCGCCATGTAGGACAGCAGGATGTCGCGGTCGCGCTCAACGGGTAACAGTTTGGCCAGATGAGTGAGGAAAGGTGTCACATCGCCCGGGACGCTCGCCACTGTCACCGGTACGTATGCGTTGACATGACGCAGACCGTCTTCTTCGATAATGGCACCCTGCGGCAGGTCCGGACGGAACGTTGAGCGGTCAACCTTCGGGAACATAATGCACTGACTCCGTGTGAAGGCTTCGAAAGCAGACTTTGTTGTTTTTTCGTTACTGTCATCTAACGCGAAGGCATAACCACCGTACATAACGTCGAATTGTTCCGATTTCAGCATTTGACCATTTGGGGTTAATACACGATGACTATCGGCTACATATACGCAACCTTTAAAATGGTCTAATAATTGAGACCCACCAATAAACTGATACCCACTGCGGATAACCGGTGCACCCGTCTCAACAACCTGAGCAGGAGTCACCAGTTCAATCGGTGCGCCGACACTGTAGTAGGTTGCCTGACGTGCGCAAGCACCCAGAATGGTGCGTCGCATGTACGACTTGTGACTGTCCCATTTAGGACGCGCCAGCGCAGACAGACGCATCAGGCGTTCGATACGTTCACAGTTACCACCGGTCCAGAACGATAAATGTTGGGCCAGTGCGGCATCGGCGCTCGACCCGTCATACTCGCGGTCCTCATCCGGATACGCATCACTCAGTACCTCGACGTTACGCGTCCACAGGTCTTTAAATGTTGCTTTACCACCGAAAACAGCCGCGACACCACCTTTACTCGAACAGGCTTTTTCGATGAGTTTCGCGTCGTCCTCAATCGGACACGAACCTTCGGCGTGAGTTGTTGACCACTCCACCGCTGCAACTTGCTCGGTCTGCGGGAAATACCGGGCAACCGTGGCGTTGAGCGGTGCGGATGCGTTAAACATCATGTCACCCCGTGCACCACTTCCCAGACAGATGAAACGGTCGGACGTGTACAGTTCGATGTGCAGTGGAACATTTTTACAGCTGTGCTCGGGGATGGACGGACTGTAACCAAAAATGTGCAAGCCTTTACCGCTGTTGCTCACTTCCACGTAACAACCGGCAAAAGTTGTGCATAATTCCAGCGCGAGCGGTGACCAGGTGTTATCATCCTGTAGTGCACCGTCGATATCCACGCAGAAACGACCATCACCCGTAAGAATGACCGCGGGACGATATGACTCACCCAGTGCAGAAGCCGCCGCGACCGCCTGAGCATGAGACATGCGGTCCGCAACGTGCAGACTGACCACTTCACCAGCAGCATTACACGGCATCTTCTCCGTGCGCCCTGGTTTCTTCTGTGAAGGTACTGTTTTGCAGACGATAAAGTGCAGGGAATCAGCCCCCTGCACAGGGGGATTCGTATGTGCCATCTCTGTCTCTCCGTTTTGGTTATTAAAGTAAGGTGGTCAACGCGCGAGCACGTAGCTCCAGTGGTGCAGACTTAGCGATGTTGTCACCCAGTGCAATACCCTGTCCAATCAGTTCAAGGCTTTCTTCTTCCACTGCTCGTTGCATCACTGCCTCACGAAGTGCGTCCATCCTGACCCAGTGATGGTTGATGGTGCCCATTGCCACACCAGCCTCGGCTGCCACACCATCGCGGGTAAGAGTACCAAAGCCGTCGCGCTGTGCCATCGTGTAAGCTACTTCCAGAATGTGTTCTTTGCTCATAATTTCGGTTCCATTAGGTAATTTGTTGCAGTATGACACAGGTTGACGGAGTGGTCAATGGGCAGTTTGACGGTGCTTCTGAATTGCCTCTTCAATAGTCGGATGTCTTTCGAACATTTTCCCATCGCGTTTACGTTTGAATAAAATTAATTTGACCATTCCAGGCCCAGACGGTGCTATTTCAAAGCGAATGCACCTGTCATGCGCCAGAATTACGGCTTTTGTTAAATGGTCGTAATCGAAAGTTGCGCCATAAAAGTTACGTATATTAATCTCTATACCACGTGAATGTGGTTTTACATCCCCGCAAAGATGATTACCCCCCGCCCATTATGTCACAAAGCATTTCAAAACATTCAAACTGTTCTTCTGTCATCCATTCTTTACGATAAAAATCATGTTCACTCATCACAACTCCCCCTCACCGCTGTAAAATTTAAAATCACCGCCCAGCCCGATAATAAGTGTCCCAAACGCAAGCTGTGCCTCTTCATGTTCCGTACCCCTGTATTTCCAGCCAGCTTTCTTCACCTCACGCGCCACAAACTGTCCAATGGTTGACCCGACCATATCGGGCGTGATAACCACGGGGCGGATACCGATGAGGTCGCTTGACTTGATACGCTTGTTCATCGCCGGGGAGTCGTTGCACAGACCGTAACGTACCGGTACACCCCGCTCATCCTTCAGAACCCCGACATTATTGCGAAAAAGTCGCCAACCCATCTTGCTTGCCAGCAGTCGTGCCTCATCCTGCACACGTGCTTCAGGTGTATCTCTGGTTGAGGGTGGGGCATCCAGTCCCACCATTGTCACAAGGTCAGCCAGTGCCTCAGCCGTGATACCGTGCTTACGTTGCCATTCGAGAAGTGTTGGGGTCATGTCAACCCCACTTGCTGACAAAAGTTGCCTGAAATGCACCCCGTACAGTTTCATTAGACTGCCAGTACTCCACACCGCATTCACAATGGGGTACGGCTTTCCACCATCCTGATTCTGCTTCGCCCGAAAATGACTCACCCTCTTCAATGAGCCCAGCCTCGACCGCCATTCTTAATACTTCATCTTTCGTGTGAATGCCTTTTGCACACAGATTGATATCATTACCATCATTGAATAAACGTATAGTTTTGCTCATAACCCAATCCTCTCTCTTAATTTATCCGCATCAGCCGCTTTGAGCGCCTGTGCCTCCAGCCATGACACACCGTATGTCAGGTAAAACTTGCGAAATATTTCACTGTCGCTCAGACCTTCTGCACGGCGATATCCAGCCCACTGAGCAAGAGTATGGTCCAGTTTGACGAGCGCGTCAAGCCTTTCTTTCTGACGCTTCACATTAGCCATCACACCCGGCATTGGTACATGTTGTGCAGTCAGTCTGTCACGCATTGCCTCAGGTGTCTCATGTGCTCCTACAACCTCATTGCGCATCTGTGCCAGTACGTCCGGGTCAAGCTCGTACAGGTCACCGTCCACCTGCATCGGGCCGGAGCGGTCTGCCGGTTTAGGTACAGGCTCGCCGCAGTCCGGACATGCGTCGAGGAACCGCTCATACACTGCCGCACAAGCTGTACACACGCGGACCGTCGATGGTTCACTTTTACCCGTGCGACGCTCCCGGCGGTCAAGACTCCACTCACGCGGTGCATCCGGTAAACCGTGGCGCATGACGTTCGATACTGCATCGATAATGATAGCGTGTGATTTCCCCTCGAACGGACGCAGCGCACGACCGAACATTTGCGCATAAAGTGCATAACTCTGCGTCGGTCTGGCGAAAGACACCACTTCCACTGCGGGGATGTCCACTCCTTCCCCTATTAACGAATCATTAACAATTTGCAAAATCTTTCCGGACTTCAAATCGCGGATAGCCTGCACACGTTCTTCATCTGCGTTACGTCCGGATAACGCAATAGCCGGTACACCACGTTTGCGGTATTCCTCCGCTACTTCCTCAGCGGTATCCACACCAACGGTGAAAGTTATGCCACGCTTACCCGGGCAGATTTTTAGATAGTGACTCACAATGTCACCAACGATATGCGACTGTCCAATTTCCGCTTTGAGTTCCTTCTCTTTATAATCCCCCGTGGTTTTACTGGTTTCCACATTATCCAGTCGCAGGTCAGTTGGTGGACAGTAAATTTTGTACTGACTGAGATATCCGTTATCGATAAGCCAGCGCATCGATGGTCCTTCGACAATCACATCCGCATAACCGTCTGTCTCACGCGATAAACCCTGTCCATCTGCACGACAAGGTGTTGCAGTCGGTCCGAGTCCACGAGCACCAGCGTTGAGTAAGGGTGTCAGGACACCGCCCCAGGTCTTCGACTTCTTCGTAGCGTGGTGAAACTCATCCTGTACGACGGTCAGCTTATTACCCAGTTTTGCGAGGTCAGCAATTTTAGCCTCACGCATTGACTGTACAGACGCAACCATTACCCGTGCATTTGGGTCAACATAATTAACCCCGTGGTTTTCCATCGACTGCTTGGCTGCAAAGCGCACCACCTTATTAGCAGCAATAACCTGGTGGCGAATTTCCATGCGTCCCATCGTGTCGCTCAACTGTGTAATCAGCTCCTGACGATGTGCCAGCACCAGCACATACTGACCCCGGTCACGCTCTTTTGCGACAATCGCGGTTAGGGTCATTGACTTGCCACTGCCGGTGCTGGACACCATTGCTACAAACTGCTTACCGGCGTCCCACTGCTGGTACGTGTCTTTGACCAGTTTTTCCTGATAGGGTCGGAGTGTTGGTATCATTTGCGGTGCGCCCTCAATACACGAAATCGGTTTTAAATTGGTGGTCACACTCTGGACAGCACGTTTCATAACCTTCAATTGGTTCACAAACCTGTTTCGCACCAGAGAACTCCCAAAAATCAGGGTCACATAGTAAGTCAAAATAATGACCACATTTCGGGCAGGTGACATCGAGTGATAAACTCCAATATGCAGTATTATTTTTACTCATCTTCTGCACACTCCCGATTTTGTCTACGTTTGGTACTCGCCTCTTTCAGTTGTTTAACTTGATGTGCCAAACGTTGAGGACAAACATCTCCCTCTTGTTTCAAATGTTTGCGAACCAGTTCAACAAACCACTCATAATTAGGTCGTTTTGCTAATTCTTCACGCAATTTCGCCGATTCTTGTTCTGCACGGGTTGCTCTCGCCCTGTAGTCATCGTTAATCATCTCTCCGTTCTCCATTGTTATTGACGATAGCGTCATTATGTCGCACCATCCACCCCGTGTCAAATTTAAAATTAGTGTTGACGAGTGCGTCATGGTGGTATAGAGTTCACCACATCGACAACAACGGAGGACAGAGAGACATGAGTAATATCACATTAACCATCCCGAACGACGACCACATTGCGCTGCGTGCGTTCGGTAAAGCACTGGAAGAAATGGCACTGGCGCACGGTGCTGAGCCGATGGAAGAGACACTGGTGCGAGCGCGAGTCGGCGAAGAAGAAATTGAATATCTGACACGCGATGCGGTTGCCGCTCGTCTACGTGTCGCCACAGAAGAACTACAACAAGCCGCACCGCGTATGATACAGGAGTTGCGTTTCGAAGGTGAGGAACTACGCGGTAAACGCAAAGAGCCGGAAGTTGACAGCACCGCTCAACAGGTCGAGTCGCTGAGTAATAAGCGTGAGGAGTTTGAGCAAATTGTTGACGATGTGAAAGTTGCTGCATCCGAATTTCTCAACGTGCCTTCGCATGTTTTGACCGGGCAGGAAGCGCCACCCACCATCGACTCAACCGGTACACCGTGGGACGAGCGCATCCACTCCGCCAGTAAGGCGCTCAATGCGGACGGCACGTGGCGTCTGCGTCGTAAGCCGAAGGATATGGATGAGGTGGAATGGTCCGACTACGTGAGCATGATTAAAGCCGACCTACAATATCCGGTTGAATGCGGTGGAGAGGGGGAGGAAATTGGCGAACCGACACGGGAAGAAGTCGATGAACTCATCGAAGCCTCTAACAAGATGTTGGAACCACATGTAACACCGCCGGGCGATGACTTTCACACTGACGCAGGCGTGGTAACCGAGCAAACTGTTGCCGGTATTCCCCCACTGCCTGTACCACCGCCGGTAGTTGTTGCACCGCCTGTACCGGAAGTAACCACATGGGACTTCCCGCGCCTCATGACCTTCCTGACCGAGCGTCACGGTAAGATTGATGTGGCAACGGTGAACACGCTGCTGGCGCAGGACGGTATGTTGTCGGTACAGGAACTGAACGCCCACCCGGATAAAATCGGTCCGTTCGTGGCACGTGTTAAAGCGCATTTGGGGGAGTAAATGACCACACAACTACCGAAAGTATCTGATGCCGGAACATGGATGGCCTGTAACGGTTCATTTCGTGCACAGCAATTGCATCCATCATTGTCAGATGAACCATCTGAATCGAGATTATTTGGCCGGGCATGTCACGAAGTGGCTCAGAAGTTATTCAAAAATGAGCCATTCAGTGACCTGGTGGGAAGTCTGTCAAAGGACGGAATTGTTATCACAGATGAACTGTTTGATGCTGCCCGCGAGTATTTTAACGAGGTGTGGGGGTATTGTAATACTCACGGACGGTTGTACGACCTCCACGTGGAGGAGATATGTCCCGTCCCCGGTTATGGTGACTGGTACTGTATTCCCGACGCGTGGGTGTATGTACCGGAAGGGAAGGTGTTGCGCGTCTGGGACGCTAAATTCGGTCACCGCATTGTTGACCCGTTTGAAAACTGGCAGCTATTAATTGAAGCGTTCAGCATTTGCGAGCAATTCCAGACGCCGCCGGACATCATCGAACTGGTCATCGTGCAGCCTCGCGGGTTTACCAGTGACGGCACAGTGCGTAAATGGGTGCTCTCATACGATGAACTGTGTGCATACCGACAGCAGGTGAACGAGACGATGCCCCGCGTGCTGGACACCGCGCCGATGTGTACGCCCGGACCACATTGTCTCGACTGTAGCGCACGTGCACACTGTGACACGCTGAAGCAACAAAGTTACGCGGGTGTGGACTACATAATGACGCTGCAGACGCACAACTTGTCTGGTCATGCGCTGGGTGTTGAACTGCGACTCCTGCAGCGTGCACAGGAGATGATTAAAATGCGTCTCAGTGGTCTGGAGGAACAAGCACTACATGAGATTAAGCAGGGGCAACACGTGACATTCTACACCGCTAAAACCACTTACGGTCGTAAGCGCTGGAAGAAAGATGTTCCGGTGGACCAGGTGATTATGATGGGGGATTTACTCGGTCAGAATTTGCGTAAGCCGCAGGAACTGGACACACCCGCACAGTGTGCGAAAAAAGGTATCGACCCGTCCGTTATCGAGCAGTACGCTGAAACACCTGTCACGGGTGTCAAGCTGGAACAGGTTGATGAACGCAGTATCCGTAGTGTATTTGAGAGGAAGTGACTATGTTTGGATTTGGTAAAAAGCAGCAATCCGTAACAGTGCGTGTCCCCCGTGATGACCTGTCACTGGAACAAATTATCCTTCATCTTTCTAATCAGAAGGACCATGACAAGTGGCCCGACAGTGACGACATTCAGTCACTTTTAATCCATTTGGGGTCATCATTTAACATTATTAATCGGAGTGATAATAAACCCGGAACCAACATTCATCGCGCGCTGTTTCTGTGCATAGCGCTTTTACTGCGTAAGATGAAATAACTGCTTGACGTACTCGTCAAACTAACGTAGTATTCAAATCACCGGGAGACAGAGGGTCTCCCACACTTAGCAGAGAGGATTTACAAGATGGCTCAATTTACTTTCGTTACCCCTGTTGCTCGCCTGATTCACGGCCACCCGCTGAAACAGAATGTACGCACTGATGGAGTTACAAAACAACCGGTTCTTGGTAAAGATGGTCAGCCCATTAAAGAGATTTACATCGGTATTGCAATTCCTAAAACCGGTGAAGCGGACTGGAAAGATACCGAATGGGGTAAACAAATCGTAATGGCGGCGCTGGACGCTGAAAACGGTTACGATGCCGCCACCACTCGCCGCCCCGACTTTTCCTGGAAAGTGATCGACGGTGACAGTGATATCCCTAACAAAGCCGGTCACGCACCGAATGAGGACGAATATAAACGCGGTCACTGGGTCTTGCACCTGAACACCCGTATTCCGTACAACTGTTATCATGTTGGTAAATATAACCCGCTCGATGCGATTCAGGACGTAAATGCTATTAAACTTGGCGATTATGTCCGTGTGAATATCGTGGCGAAGGGTAACAAGCCGTCAAAAACTCCAGGCGTATATCTGAACCCGAACCTGCTCGAACTGTCACGTCCCGGCGAAGCAATTGTTCGTGAAGGTAGCGGTCCGGATGCGGCAAGTGTATTCGGCGGTGGTGCACCTGCTCAGGTAGCTCCAACCCCGACTCCAGCTGCTCCGGCACCTGCAACACCACCGCCAGCAACTGACCTGTTAGTAACACCGCCGCCGGTTGTTGAAGAGAAGTACAGCTACAACGGCGCGGTGTATACCAAAGCACAGTTGCTCGGTATGCCCGGCTGGAGCGAAGAGTTAATCGCACAACACTGTCAGAAAGTAGCATAACCACAACGCCCCGGTGCGAGCCGGGGTAACTCAACAGAGAGGTGTATCATGACCGACCAAGACCAACGACTGAAACAGTTTGATGAAAAGTTAGCCGAACTGGAAAAGGCTATCGAACAGGTGCAGGAGCAACGCCGGGAATATATTAACCAGAATGGGTTAAATAAATCGTAATACCTTTAGCCCCTTAACTGGGGCTTTTCTTACAGAGGGGAACAGAGATGAAAAACATATATTTAGTGATTCGTCATCCACAAAACTATCGCTACTTAGGTATAGTGCAGATTTCTCGATTTTATGAAATTGTGAAATCTGTGGAATCGAGAAAAGAAGCAAAAGAATTTTGTGATAACAAAAATAAAAACTCAAATACCGAATACCATTACGCGGTAAAAATTCTGAGGGTCGAATAATGCACTATTTATCAAAATGCGAGGATGCAACGTGTGGTAAAAATTATCCCGCTGACCTCCACAATTGCCCCCACTGTGGGGCTGATTCGGCGTTCTCCAGCGTTGCACCACTGGACCCACGAGACTGGGGATACGATTTAGAGACATACAAGAACATCTTCACCGCCTCATTTATTCACGCTGCGACAGGTATGGAGTTAGTCTTCGAAATCAGTGATCGTAAAAACGAACAACCCCAACTAATTGAATTCGTATTCAACCTGGGACGTAGTAAGGCCCGTGGGATTGGATTTAATAACCTGGCATTCGACTATCCGGTGCTACACTACGTGGTCAATACGCCGGGTTGTACACTGGAACAGATTTATGCGAAGGCGCAATCACAGATTAAGCCCGAAGGTCAGTGGCCAGAAATTATATGGGACCGCGACCAGATTTTCGAGCAGATTGACCTGTACAAAATAAACCACTTCGACAATAAAGCCCGACGTACCAGCCTGAAGGCGTTAGAAGTAGGCATGCGGTCCCCCAACGTAAAAGACCTGCCATTCCCGGTCGAAATGGTGTTGAACGACCAGCAGAAAGATTTCCTCATCGCATACAACAAGCACGACGTGCGAGAGACGCTGAAATTCTTTGTGCGTTCACTCGACAAAATTCATTTCCGCGAGGAACTGACAAAGCAATACGGACGTAACTTTATGAATCATGCCGACACCAAAATCGGTAAAGATATATTTGTTCACGAACTGGAAAAGGCCGGGGTGGATTGTTCGGGAGTAACTATTCGTGAACGTATCGCTCTCGCAGATTGCATACCTCCCTATATCAAATTCGAACGACCGGAGTTCAATCAAATTCTGGAACGCATTCGTGGGGTTGTACTCACGAAGAAACAGCAGGACGAATTACTGACCACAAAAGGTGTGTTTAGTGATATGACCGTCATGGTTGATGGTGTCGAATATTCGTTCGGATTGGGGGGTATTCACAGTGGTATTCCAAACTATGTTGTGCATTCTACCCAAACACACAATTTACAAAACAAAGACTGTACAAGTATGTACCCGTCCATTAGTATAAAGAACAGGTACTATCCGGAACACCTTAGTGAAACTTTTTGTGATGTGTATGAACAACTGTTCATTCGTCGTCGTGATGCAAAACGAGCGGGAGATAAAACGGTCGATGCAGCATTGAAACTTGCTCTTAATGGAACATTTGGAAACATGGGAAGTAAATTCAGCCCATTTTGTGACCATAAGTGCCTCCTGAGTATTACCATTACGGGTCAACTCTGTTTGGCAATGTTGGTGGACCAACTCGTAACTCGCGTACCCGGATTAATAGTACCGCAAACTAATACTGACGGAATCGTCATTTTTTATGAAAACAAATATGAAAATTTGGTGGAATCCATATGTCAGTCTTGGGAAAAAACAACAATGTTGAATCTGGAGACTGACATTGTGAAATCTCTCTATCAGCGAGATGTGAATAATTACATAATGGTAATAGAATGAGAAGATTGAACACTGACGAATGGATTGAGAAAGCCCGCGCAGTACATGGAGATAAGTATGATTATTCGAAGGTTGAGTATCGTACTTCAAAACATAAAGTGACAATCGTTTGTCGATTGCATGGAGATTTCCGGCAAGAACCCACGTCTCACTGTTCTGGTTCCGGCTGCCCAGTTTGTGGTGGGACAAAAAAATCCAGCACTGAAGAATGGATTGAGAAAGCCCGCGCAGTACATGGAGATAAGTATGATTATTCGAAGGTTGAGTATAAAAAACGACATTCAGAAATAATAATCATTTGTCGAGAGCATGGGGAATTCCTCCAATTAGCCGGTAATCATTTAAAAGGTCACGGATGTGCGAAATGCGCGGGAGGTCCCGGAAAAGGACGACTTCCTCTTTATAACACCGAAGAATGGATTGAAAAAGCCCGTGCAGTACATGGAGATAAGTATGATTATTCTGAATCTCAATATAAAGGTAATCATCATAAAATAAAGATAATTTGCCCTGTTCACGGTAGTTTTGAAAAATTGGCCATAGACCATGTATCCGGTGGGCAAGGATGTCAAGACTGTTCTAAGAGTGGATTTAAACGTAACCAGATGGCTTCCCTCTATGTACTTGCTTCCGAAGGTGGGGAATATATGAAGGTCGGTATCAGCAATAATTATAAATATCGCTTGCGAAAATTGAAAAGAAGTACCCCATTTGATTTTCAGTTACTCCGAGTTTTATCTGGCATCGGTGGAAAAATGGAATTTATCGAAAAATTGACCCATTCTTCTTTCGTTAATGCTGGACTATCTGGTTTTGATGGTTGTACCGAATGGTTGAAATGGGACAATCGAATTTTAGAAATGCTGGAGGCAACCCGTGAAGATTAAAAGAAAAGGGTGTTACGAGTACAAATACCAGTGGCATCAAGACCCATCGGCGATGATTGTTGCCCGCGCTGCCGAAGCCGCCCTCGTACATGGTGAGGACATCCGCACGTTCATCACTCGGCATCGTGACCCGTTCGACTTCATGCTGCGCGCTAAAGTACCGCGCTCTGCACGTCTGGTAATGCGTTGGCCTGAATGGGGTGCTGAACAGGAGATGCAGAACACCACACGTGTGTTTATCTCGCGCAATGGTGGGTCATTGGTTAAGCTGTTACCACCAACCGGCACACCCGGCACATGGAAGCGCAAGAATGGTGTCAAAGACGACGTGTACAATGCGGTAATGCGTGAGATTACAGGGCAACCGGGAGAACTCGACAGCATCGGTATACCGTGGGATGAACGTATCCACACGAAGAGCCGCAGCAAGCATGATGCAGTACGTGAAACAAGTATGTGCGCGGGGTGGAAGGTGACAGAGTGTGCCGACGCTAAGGATTTCGACTGGGGTAGTCTGGACTACGAATATTATGTGAAAGAAGCGGAAAAGTTAGTTTTACCGTTGTTGGGGGTCACAAAATGAAAGTTCTCATAACAGGTGGGCGGGATTATTCGGATTTTGATGCGTTTGAAAAAGCTATAGAGATGTTGCCGTTCAAAATTGAACTAATTATCCACGGTGGTGCGAGAGGCGCGGATAGCATCGCTGACATGTGGGCGAAGAAACACGGTGTGTTCGTTATGAGAATGGATGCCCTGTGGAATGCACATGGTAAAGGGGCCGGACCGAAGCGAAATTGGGCAATGTTAAACTTTGGAAAACCCGATTACTGTGTTGCGTTTCCCGGCGGTAATGGGACTGCGGATATGGTGAGGCAATGTGAAAAAGCATCCGTGGTCGTGTGGAAGCCTTACGGTTAGTGAAACTACCGGCGCATTACTGCGCCGGTTTGTTCGTCTTTTGACGCATTTCAGCAAGTTCAATTTCTGCCTTTTCACGTTCGATTCGCCTAATAATTTCCTCCTCCCTGCGCTCGGCAGACTCATTACGAATTCGTTGTATGTGACCACAAATCATGACAACCGTCAGTATAATACCACACAAGGTGGCGAAGATACCGACGGTTTCCGGGGTAATGCCGTATTTAGTCATCAGTCCCGTTATCGTCGTCCCGCTCGCCACTACTGTTCCGACTTGTGTGTTTCCAGTAAAGCTCATAGCGTTTTCTCGCTTCAATGTACCACTCGACAACCCGCACCAACATGAGAACGATGGCCAGAGTTGTCGATATGAACCGCAATACCTCCAGCATCGTCACTGTCCTTTTTCAGTATCGTGAAGATTGCCACGCAGTACAGCATCGTGAACGTTGCCGCATAGATGTCGAGTGGTCGATAGAAAAACCACAGAAACCACCCCATTAGGTTAATCAACATGGAGACAATGCTGATGAGCATCATGTCGAGAGACTTCCGGGATGTTCCAAACCGATACAGAATGCCGACCACTGCGAAATCGCAAAATGCGGCGAGGAAAAAGTAAATCGAACCATCCAGATTGCTGCACAACTTCTGGAAAAGAGTCGCCACCATCACGAAGAGAAACGAGGCTCCTCGAGGTCTGGCGATTACCGAGGCAATCAGGAGGGCGTACATTGTTTACTTGGTCCGCCGTTTTACTTTCGCGTCACCGGTTTTACCACGGGGTTTAACACACGCCCCACCGGCGTCTCCTGCCTTACGTGGTTTAACTGCAGCTGACTTGGTCTCGTACATTTTATCATCCTCATATGTTAATATTAAGCTTAATTGTACAGCAGGTGTTACCGAATGAGAAATCCTCTAAGCAAACAAATGACTGCTCTTCTCACCGCATTTGCGATGGGTGGCACAGGTACCGCGGTAGTCACACAGACAGATCTGCTCAATCAGTTCCTGAACGAGAAGGAAGGGAACAGGCTGACAGCATATCTGGACAGTGCAAATCCTCCCATCTGGACCATCTGCCGGGGTGTGACGCGCATCGACGGTAAGCCAGTGACAAAGGGTATGCGACTTACCGAAAAGCAGTGTGACCTTCTGAACGATAAAGAAGCGCAAAAGTCGCTCAAATGGGTACGCGACAATATCCCGGTAAAACTGAACCCGGTGCAACAGGTCGGTATTGCATCGTTCTGTCCTTACAACATTGGACCCACTAAATGTAAGGGGTCAACATTCTTCAAATTGCTGCAAAAAGGCGACTGGAAGAACGCGTGTAAACAGATCCCTCGTTGGGTGTTCGATGGTGGTCGTGACTGCCGTATTAAAAGTAACAACTGTTCCGGACAGCCGATTCGCCGGGAGCAGGAAGAGTATTTGTGCCTGTATACACTGGGGGAATCGAAATGACAATGTTACAGCGGGTAGTAATTGTTGTAGGAATCGTATTCGTGATATGTACATATTGGCTAGGTTATTATCACGGTAAGCGGTCAGTCAAGCTGGACGATTTCAAAGAATACAAAGTAGCCGTCGAAGCCCGTGACGCGCTGCAGGAAAAACTCAATGCTTCTGATGTGGAATTGCAGAAAAAGCAACAGGAACTGAAAGAAGCCCGAACCAAAAAAGTCGTTGAAAAAGTCACTATTTACCGTGACCGAATTAACGACTCCGCCACCGCTCAGTGTGTCAAAGAGAGCGGTATCCTCGACCTGTATGATGCGACCGTAAAATGAAAAAACTTATCCTGCTGGTAGCAGTACTTACTTTAACCGCCTGTGCTCAGGAAGTACGTAAATGTCCACCACCATCTAATGACCTGCTCACACCGAGCGGTGAATTGTGGACAACCGATGGCGATCCCGAAAAGGCCGCTACGGTAATTCCACATAATGGGGAGGTTCTGATGGCCGACCGGGACAGGGTGTCCCGGTGGCAAAAGTGGTGGGAAGGTTGTAAAACCTTATGAGTATTCTTCAATGATGACGATTCCCGGGCGTCCAGCGGCACCGTTTCTCAATGACTGAGATGGACCGTTGGAACATCCGGATGCTCCGGAACCCCAACCACCACCGGTTACCGCTGGATTGTCGATTCTCGGCACCGCTCCGCCCACACCCATGAAGCCGTCCGAACCACGAGAACCAATCGTGACTTCGGTCGAAATGGCGAACCCAGCGGTGGAACCCGGTCCGGGAACACCAAGGATATTCCAACCGGTTGGAGAATTAGAGTTATTATTGGCGACAGGTTGGAACGGTGGGTTCGCCGGACCAGCCGGTTGACCGGCTTTACCACCCGGACAGCTAATCAAGGTACCCACGGACGTTGTTCCGCCATCACCGCCGTATGTGGACGAAGCTGTACCACCGGCACCACCCGCACCAATCGTCACTTGCAGGGAATTAATCGTGGCAACATCGTAAATGCCCTCAGCATAAGCACCGGCCCCACCACCGTTACTCATCGATGTTTCACCGGCCCCAGTGGCTACCGCTGCGGAGCTACCACCGCCACCACCAACCGCTCTAATTCTCCACTTTTTGGCACCCGGGGTCTTCGATACCACCGTATCAGTTGTGAACGCGCGGACATTAAGTAATCTTCCCGGTGTCGCAGTCATCAACGCATCATAAAGTTGACTGTTCACCCCATTATCGACAGTCCCGTTCGGCGTAACACCTGCTACGTTAAGCACGCGAGCGAAAAAACCACTCATGTCATTGGCCCAATCGGCCTCGAAATATGAACCATCTTCTGCTGTCGGTGATGTACGGTTTTTAAATGCACCCTGAGGTTGTTCCACCGTGGGATTCTCGAACCGCCCTGGGTAACGGTTGCTACGGTCTAAAGCCATTATTTAAACTCCTATAAATCCGGTCGCTTGCGCCAATGAGTCGCCAAACTGAGTTGATGAGTCACCTGCCTGTACGTAATCATAAGCCTCAAGGAAACCATTGAATTTTACACCCTGTGGCTTCGGAACGAAAGAGACATTGAGGAGCGCCCACCGTTCGAGGTCTGTGATTTGCCCGTAGAATTCCACGGAGAAACTCATGTCCTCACCGTCAACCAGACGAGTAACCTGTGCGTTAGGTAACAGGAAATTGACCCCATTAATAATGTCTTCAATGGTCGCGTATGAGTTGTTTTTAAGAATTTTAGATTTGATTGCCAGACGATATAATTTGTCCGACATTGTCATCGACTGGTCAACAGATGGTACACTACACATTGCGGAGGTGTCACCGAATTCAGCCGGGCCATTGACATCGCTGGCGCACATTGCGGTTTCTATGGTGACTTCACCCATAAAATCCCTGGGTATCACCACAATGCGCCCAATAACGTCGAGTTGCTCACCTTGCGCCGCATCGATCGAATACATAATGCGGACAGCTGCAGCCATATCTGCAATCTGCGTAGCCAGACTACGCGTGATGTTATACCAAGCGGCAGCCTTTGGCTTGTTACGATACTGAGCGTAGATGCGATTTGGAGCATCTGACTCATTTGCGACGTAGCCGCTGACAATCGTCAGCGGTACGAAGTAGGGAGCCGAGAAGAAGTTCATCAGTACCCACGGGAATTGATGGAAGATGTACTAATGATACCGCGAATCTCTCATTAGTCAATTCAGGTGCGTTGTGGACGGGTGAAAGGGGCTTACGCCCCCTAAACTATTTCAAATGTCAATCCTTCTTTGTCAGAAAACCCGTTATTCATTAAGTAATCCAACACGTAATCTTGTTTTTCAATTTCGTCGGAAAACGATGAGTCGCCATCATCTATTTCCACTGTAACCGGAAGGTCGCCGGTTGTCATAAACCACACGTTTACTTTCAACATTTAATACCCTCCCTATGTGAAATTGATGATGAAATTATCGATATCAATCACCGCGCCTTCACGGCAGCGGATAGATACTTCACAATATTCGGCGCCCTGTGGTACTCGACCTTGTATGAATTGTCCCACAGATTGCCACCCGCTCGGAGTATTAGTGAAAGAACTACTTGCACCCGATTGGATCGATTTGCCAGCCCTGTCGTAGAACGTAACGGTTAGTGCTCCCGCCGTCGTCCCTGTACCGGCGGTTATGGTATTGACTTGACACGTGGTCCTGTAATAACCATGTTGCGTTACTTTTACTTTTTGGTCCAGGAAACAACTTGACGACTCGGACGATGTCATTCTCGCTCCATAGACACCTGTTTTCTTGTATTCCGTACCTACTACGCACGTTTGAGTGCTGACTCCCGTGTTGTTAAATGTCCACGATGATAAATCACCGGACTCAAAGCCGGGATTCAATGTTGGGTTTAGCGATTTATGAAGTGGGATATTCCCGGCACCAGAACGGATATCGCCGATACAATGACTCGCCGTAACATACCCGTCACCCTCAACAAAAGTTCTCAACCCTTCTTCCCCGTTCTGGAAGGGATAGTCATTCCCCGGCGTTTTGACGAGAGTGATGTCGATGAAGGCATTTTCCCCTACGTAGAATAACGGTTTCGTTTGCAGCGACGGGTTATTACACACAAGTGTACACCCATTAAGGATGAGTCGCGCCGCAATTCCTGTTACTTCTCCGTAGCGATACCACGCTGACGCCCCTGGATTTTCAATATTAGCCGCCGAATCCAAGATGACCATAGCACCATTCCCCGTTATCTTAATCGGGGTATTTAACACTGATGTACCAGGCATCCCAATGGCAAAACTCGCACATTCCACAAGTATCGGACATCCTTTCATGTCGAATATTTTGCAATTTTGGAAAGTAATTGACTCTCCGGAGTCCGAAAGACCGGCTGGGAAGTGCATCGCATATGTGCCTCCGGTTGACTCCATCATGAATCCACAATTGATGAATTTATAACGCCAGGTACTATTGGAGCCCCCTAAAACGATATCAGCAGTGGAAAACATGCAGTTTTCTATCTTACAATCACCATTGTAGGTGCCGTTACTGGAATCGTTATTGTTTCCAGTTAGCAGCAACCGCTGACCAATACCTTTGACCGAGCTTTTAAATTTTATACCGCGCATGGATGTACAGTGGTTCTCCGACCCATCAGGATACGGCCGGCTGGAATGGACCCACAAGCAGTAAGGGGCAGTACAACCTGTAAAGTCAATATAGGCGATGCCATTGGGGCTCTCGAAAGAATAGTACCCTAAATCTACTTCCAAACCTTGCGACCCAGTTACATAATAGGTTTTCCCCGCCTGTAACACCACATTGACTTTGTTGGACTTTGCATAAGATAGCGCCGACTGGAGCTGTTCTGTGTCAGTGCCTGGTAAATCCTCCGGCATTATAAACTTAGTTCTTCTGTTAAAAATCTCTATATAATTGTCAAGCCGAGTACCATCGGAATGGGTTACCAGCGAAGTACCGGGAATCGCGGACGATGCCAGGTTTTGTCGCAGTAACTGATCCGTACGTGGCCTCCAGTTGACATCGGATAGTGGATCTGTGTCTGGGGGCACAACGTGTGGTAACGTACCCACCCATGAATACCAGTTATTGTCCGCCGGGTTGTACACTGCTTTATTGCGATCTGTAGTATCAAGTGTGCCACCGGTGCTGAAGTCGAAACTACTCGGTTCGAATGTCGAATTCATTAGCGCATCGATTGCTGATGCTGCCGATGCTGCGGCGTCAGCAGCCGAACTAGAAGCACTATTTGCACTATTAAGTGAATTCGTAGCACTGCCTGCAGCGGCTGTAGCTGAAGCCGATGCACTCGATACAGCCGCCGATGCGGCGGCTGTCAAATCATCAACTTGCCGGAAGTTATCATCCAGTTCGTCCCACGTTAAGGGTCGACCTAGGTCTGCACGTTTGATAATGGTCATACGATAGTCACCGTGATGTTTGAGGTTGTCCAGCGGGATAATTCGTTAAACTTAATGGTAACATTCGCTGTGCCGCCATTCAACGTCATACTGTTAACGTAGCTATTACCGTATGAACCAATAACTTTGTTAATAGGTGTGTAAAGTGAACTGTACGGAACTGTTTCACCGATATCAAACCCGTCCGGCTTAAAACCGTACTCTGTCGGAATTAGACCACCCGCAGCGTATTCCATGATGGCGTCCTGAATGAGTGGCTCAAGGGTCGCCTGAGACGGTAGCGTACCGTCATCTTTGATTTCGATGACCACCACCATATCCACATACACGGGGCGACTGAATTTGATATCTTTGGTCATCGTGGGGTAAGTAGGCGACGTGACCGTGACTGTCACACCGGTTCCAGCCTGATAAAGTGCGACACCCGGGTTCTTTTTAAGGTAAATAGCCATCGCCACATCATCGTCCGTACCACCATCAACGATGGGCGCAATGCTGTGGCCGGGTTGACCATTACTGTCAGTTGTGGCTTCGTCGTTCTCATAGACACGCACACGGCGTACACCATCCACATTGAACAGTTGTCCCAGCATTGAATCAACCTGGTTACTACCCGGCAGACCTACAGCTGTTGCTCGTTTAAGGCGTAGCGACCCATCCGATTCAGCAGATGTACCGGGTGTTGCTGGAGTGGGGTTATTAACTGATACCAGACCAGCAACCGTGTCCACAATGGTTGTGATGGTGTTGGCGTCCGCTTCGATTTCACCAACCGTGGTACAGGTGATATCGACCGTTGCGGTACCTGAACTATCCAGTGTCCACGTCTGGTCAAGAGTAAATCGATAACCCGTCACAGACGACTCAAAGCGTGTACCCGCAGGAACCTGAGTACCGGCAACACCCGTTAACACAAACCCTGTAACAGTGGACGCGGTACCTTCACTCCTGACGGTACCTGTCAGCGCGCAAATCACATCGAGGTCATAGCCACTGGCTTTGTTCGGGTCTTTGGAGTTATAAGCCTGTTGTAACACTTCATCGAGTGCGGAGAAGATTTCAGCATCGTGCGCCATCTTCAACCCATCGGGGGTGGACGGGTCAAGATTCCAGTTACTGTCGATATCCAGATATAACTGTTTTTCTTCGTCGAACCAGTCATTCTGTGATTTTACGCTATAGCCGGTACTGGTTAATTCAGCCATTCTCGGTCACCGTTAATAATCCGTAGGAGGTCAACACGCTGGCGGTGACCGTATAAGTTTTGTTGTCGATGTCGAAATCGGTACTAAAACTGGTTAACTGCAGGACACCGGGAGTACCGGAGATACGTTCACGGAGGCGTGCTTCGCGGACATCCATAGAAGTTTGTTTGTTGAGTATCTCCTGAAACCACGGTGTACCGTCGGTCACATCCCGGAAATACTCACCCAGAAACAGACGCAGACGAGTACGTATTGTCTGTTCTATTTCCAGTTGTTCGGTGATGAACATCGAACCCTGGGTAACGATGTCACCATCTTCATCTAATTTACGTACTGTCATTAGTTATTCGGCCCCGTATTAGAACCACCGGAAGCAACGCCGCCATGAGTGTGACCATTGAGTTCTTTACCATCCAGCACCAGAGAGTTCAGTGCGGTGATGTTCCCGTCTTTATCAATGGTCACACCATTGATACTCACTGTGCCGTTTGCAAGAAGTTGGACGTTGCCGTTCCCATTAGCCATTATGCACGAACCATCACCCTTTAACCAGACGTGCTGTGACGCGTCGGCATTGCGCAAGCGTATCCCATCGTTAGAAAAACTTGCAATCAGGTTATCAAGTGAACGGATTCCCGGTACAAACATTGCGTCCTGTTTGTGATGAAAGCGTTTGACGGGATTAGCAGCAATGCCGCCAGTCTGCTTCCATCCATCAATGCAACGTTGACTAAAATGTACCATGCCCTCACAACCCGGATTGACGGCAAATTCCAGTACGAAGTCATCGCCCGGGAAACTTACGGGAACGTCCACGATGGGTGGTGGGTCAAACGTAGTTTTAGCGACATCATCTGTCCGGGTAATCCCCAGTTGAATCTGCGCACGCTGTGTGTCCGGGTCAAATGTCAGTACGTAACCCGGAATGCATGTGTACACGTCTTTCATGTTCTCGAAAAACGTGTCATTGGTGACGTTCTGTAAAAACGAGCGGCGCTGGTTAATGTCGGTCATGTCGCCCTCCTGTGAAAATAATGTCAAGTATACTATTGACACTCACGTCAAACAATGTAATTATTTATTCGCAGGCATATAGCACATGTGTCTTTAGCGGTCCGGGGTGTTCCTTTCCTTGCATCAGCGGGTAGCCGGAATGTGTAGCCAAGTGTACACTGAGCGGTTGGTCACCGCGGCGGTTCGACCAATATAACGGTTTAGAGTTTAGATGACGTTTAACCTGTAAACCGTGCTCTCTCTCTGTTGTGCTCCTGCATGTTTGCCCCGTACTCCGGGGCTTTTTTTTACAAATCTAAAAGTGTCGTAACCTGGCTGGCAACATTCGTTGCGGCTGTCTTCACATTAATGTAACCGCGCTCAATCAGTCCGGATATGGATGTGCTGGAAACGTCGTTACTGTTCAGCTGATATTGTGCAGGTTGTGAACCGTTCGCCACGCGGTCAAGTGTGACAATCTGTTGCAGTTCAGCAACAAATATCAGTCCGTTCTCATTCTCCGGGTCTTTGGAGCGCCCGATACGCTGAATGACCATATTGTTCAGCGTAATTTCACCCGTATCTACTGTGAACACCTGTCCGGAGTACATGAAATCGAGCAAAGTGTTCAGTGTCGTACTGGAGCGAGTTTCATTCGAGCCGCTCAACCACCCCGCGAACAGACCCGCACCCGCAGCAATGAATGGATTGTCATCGACGAGATTTGTCAACGCCCCGGTGAAGTCAGTAATGCTAACTTTCAGCGGATTGTTCGATACCGCACCCGTCATCGTGTAACGAATAGGTTGATAGATGATGTGGTCTGCAATTGGCGTACCCGTCTCAATGGGATACTGCACAATGTCCACGCTGGCATCGAGGTCATCAGACAGGACAGCATCGAACTGAAGCGACCCAAGCTGTGGGCCGCGCTTTACCAGAAGGTTAATTAAACTCATAACATGTACGCCTTACCTTGTCTGAATCGTTCCTCAACACGCCGCCACACGTCACCGACAGTAATGTAACCTTTATGGTCCGTGTCAAGCCCTGCGTTCTGATTGTACGCTTTGGACGGCGATGAGTACATCACGGTTGTGGAAGGTTTACCGATGAATGCCGGACTAAATACAGCCATGTACACATCGCCCATTGTTTTGTATCTTCCGCGATACTGGTTGAAATAATCAGTAATTGGCCCCCTCACCTGTTCGGCTGCGGTCATTGACAGGATGATATTTTTATTGCGACCGTACTTACTCTGAAACGCACTCGTCCAACCGGCATTGGTAAACTGAATCAGTCCTACCGCGCCGGATTTGCTGTTCTTTGACTGTGGATTGAAGTTAGACTCTGCAGATATTACAGCCATAATCCAGTTGGGACTGATACCCAGACTTTGTCCAAGTTTACGCACCTCGGTACGGAAATCCTGCTGCTGACTGGCATCCTCACCCTGCACGCCAACACGCCCGTAAATAAGACGATTACCAACATCACTATTTGTCGTGGTGGTATCCATTGACCCGGCGCGCACAGCTTTGACAAATGTGTACCAGTCAGGACCATGTGTGTCTCCAGTATGCTGAATGGTCTGAACGTTCCAGTCACCTTCCAGTTTAGCGTCGACGGTTGTCTGAAACTCCACCGTCCCGAAATCAAATTTAGGCCATTTTGATTCAATATTAAGCACCGATGCGGGTGTCATACGGGGGTCAAGACGCATTTTAACGTCACAGAATACGCCATCAATGCCGCCGTGAAGCGTGGGCGCATCAATCATCCCGGTGGCGGAACTGATTTTGATGGGGGTGGCTTTACGGTCATCAGACGGAAATCCGACAAACACTTGACCAGCGTATAAATGCCATTCGAAGCCATACGCTTTAGCCAGGGTGTCAAGTTCCTTACTGATATCGGAGCTAACGTTATAGCCGCCAGCCATGACAATAGAGGTAAATTTGTCCACACCATTGACAAGATATAACGGCTTCGACCAGTCCTGTGCGAGACTGGTTAAGACGTCAAACAATGTCACGCCCTTACCGAAACTTGCACTCGTTGTCCCACCGTCGAGCACATTGCTACCGCTGCGACACGTCACACGTGTGATGATGTCGGTACCATCACGAATGGTGAAAACGTTGGTAACAAATCCAGTAAAAATCTGACCAATGCGCGACTGATACCCGGCGCGAAAAACAACGGTCTGATTCGGTTCAATCTTCGTTGTTGACGCAAGGTTCCACAAACGAAATTCACAGGTACTGAGGCTGTCGCCGGTATACGTTGTCACATCGAACGAGCACCGGAGCATCGGGTACGACTGAGTGATGAAATTCTTTGTGTCAATGAGTATTTCATACTGGCGCAAATCCATTCTCAGTAACTCCTTTGCCGGGTCTGGTCAATTGCCTGTGGATACACCTGTGTCTCAAGATGATTTACGGTATAACGGCCAATTGCGTTACCGTCCAGTATTACGTCGCCCTGTGTGGTGAAATTACCGTTAAGCTGAATCGGACGGTTTATGGACTCCATAATCTGACTCATCTGCCGACTTTGCTGCGCATAGTTATCAGTCACCGGACTCACTTCGGCACCGTATGAACCGTCGTTAACCGGAGATGAATTCTCCCGCTGTGGAAGCTGTTCGGTATTCGTCGTGTTATTGACGATGTTGTTATTGGCCGGGTTATACAGTGAATTATTTCGACGTAATGCGGAGAGTGTGTCATCATCTACCGTTCTGTTATCAGAATTGTTGACCCAATTCTCCCGCTTTGCCCAGAACGGTGTACCACCCCAGGCAGGAGTTTCGACGGTGGATGATTTGTTATTAATTGTCGCATCATTGGCATTTGTACCCAAGTTGTTAATCCAGTCATCCATTTTCTTAATCCACGGGATAGACTGCATTGCATTTTCATACGCCTTATACAACCCGTGTTCGGACACATCTTTACCAAAGGAGCTGGTTTTCAACCAGTTATCGAATCTACCTACTACACCGGATATAGTATTACTCAGACTGGTAATATCTGGTACGAGCATGTCGGCAATGGTGTTGCCAAGACTCTCGAACTTTTGTTGAGTGTCAATTATGGTCTGGTTGATTGCGTTCAGCGCGGCATTATGTTTCTCGGTGTACCCCATTTCAGCGGCACGGGCTTTTGATACTTCCAGCGTTGTAGCGCCGAACTCCTGCCATACTCTGACGGTAGCCGGGTCGAGACCTAAAACCTCCGCTACGTTGCTCTGGCGCGTCGTATCGAGGCGCTGGAACTGTCCTGCGATGTCGCTGTAAATATCTTCGCGTGTACGCCCCGTGGGGTTATCGACACGAATTCCCGCAACTGCCAGTTGCTGAATCATCCCGGCGTCACCGGTCTGAATACGGTTAATCCCACGTTCAATATTTAAAAGACTGTTTGTCGTTGCTTGCCGGTCGCCGCCACGCTGTTCGGCCAGCGCACCAAGTCCATAAACCTCAGTTGGTCCGAACTGACTGGTTACAAGCTGGTTGTTCAGGTCGTAAGCCTGTTGCGCTTTCTTCGACTCAAACGCCCACGCTGCGCCGACACCCGCGGCAACACCGGACATCGCAAGTCCGGCAGCTTTGAAAGTGGTGACCAGACTCATAATGCGTGATTTTGAATTTTCTACACCGGTTTTAACACCCTTGTCGAGCGACTTGCCGACATTGTCCATCTGACTACCGGCTTTCTCCGCCGATTTTCCGAGATTATTAATGTCTTTTTCAGCCTGTTCAGCAGCTTTACCATCGTAAGAGATGCCGAGACCGACCAGAAACTGCGTAATCACATTAGCCATTATTCAGGCACCCACAGAAGATGGTTGTCAACGCCGAGGTTGTCAATGGTTACCTCATCGCCCACAAAGAAGAAGCGACCCAGTCCGGCGCGGTATGCTTTACTGACCTCAGCATTTGGGACAAGCATTGCACCGGTGATGTAGTTGATACCATCCTGTGAGACAGTCATTGTCCACGCGGGCTTGTCGGTATAGCTGATGTAATCCAGCGCAAAGTCGAGAACGTTGTCGCCCAGCTTGACCGTGAAGGTCTGATGGGCGTTGGACGCACCGTTATTTAGGGGAATTTCTTGCATTGTTTATCGCCTCAATATACTTACCCTGCAATTCATCCATCGCAAAGTGAAATTGTTCGACTTCAGCAAGCGATATTGTACCATCTTTTAACTGCGCCCATGTGCAAAGAGGTGGACACACCCCCTCGATACCCGTGCAAACCCGCATAAAGTACCAGTTGACCGGGCTTGGTCGCCCGGTGTCCCTTACTCGTCTTTGTTTGCGTTTTGCACGTAATCGAAAAAATCAGCGTAAACCCACAGAAACAATTCGGCCAGCAGCGTATTCAGCGTCATCATTTTACCGGGGAAATCATTCACCGTGATTTTCGTGTTGGTACCTGCTGTCATTGCTTTACTCAGAAGTACCTCAGCAATGCGTTGCTTGATATGATGCGGTACAGCGGTGAGCAACAGGGTTACATCTTTGACACCGAGTTCACCACCGTTTTTGTAAACGTTGGCGGCGTGTGCGATAAACTGTGCGCTCACCAGGGATAACAGTTCATCCTGCTCAATTGCGGAAGGCATCGCGGCGTTCACGGTGATGTCGCCAGCGGTAAAAGTTTTAATGAGTGACATTGTTATTTCTCCGGTTGTTAGTCGTTACAGTGTACACTTGACGAAATCATCAATCAATTGTTGACGGCTCCGTCAGTATGGTATAGAGTGTACGTGTTGGTTAAACATTATCACAGGGGATGAGAGATGAGCATTAAGTTTGAGTACGCAACCAATGTCGAACCGTATGAACATGTCGTAAAGAAAGAGATGGCCAATGAATTGCTGGAGGCTCTCATAAAGTGCGCTGATGCACTTGATGAGGTTTCATACCAATCATGGTGCGGAGAAATCATTGATGAAGCCCGTGCAGCCATCGCCAAAGCAACAGGAGAGACAAAATGATTCGTGAACAAGACCGTAAAGCATGGCGCAAATTTAAAATTCAGTTGGTAGTTATCATGGCCGCAACAATTTACTGCAATAGTACCCACGCTGCACAGGGTGAGAAATTCCAGATATATGACGTGCAGACCGATACGATTTGCACGTATCATGAAAACGAATTTGGTTATGCGGAAAGTGACGACCCGGCGTATATGGGTACCGGCGTTTGCTGGCGCAAAGACATGATGGATAAGGCAGACTTTCACATTCGGAGTAAAAGAAAATAACTAAGGGGTCAATTGTGATTAATCACATCGTTAATCGTGACCATGAATAAATCGATTTGAACGGGTCGTGATTTTTATCGAAACTACACTCACACGAACAAGAGGGGAGAACAGAGATGAACGATTTAGTAAACACAAAATCGGAACTAACCATGTCTAGCCGCGAGATTGCGACGCTAGTTGAGAAGCGTCACGACAATGTTTGCAGAGACATTCGCTCAATGCTCTGCGCTCTACATGGTGGTCACGATGAAGATTATGTTCGTAACTCAAATTTGAGTTACGTTACGAATCATGGGGTTACGTGTATTCAGTATGATACCACCAACCCAAACGCATGGGAGTACCGGCTGGATAAAGATAACACCATCTGCCTGGTGTCAGGGTATAACGCTCAATTACGAATGAAGATAATCAAGCGTTGGCAAGAGCTGGAATCACGGGTGAATACACCCGCACTACCACAAAACTATATTCAAGCACTTGAAGCGCTGCTGGAAAGCGAGAAAGAGAAAGAACGTCTTGCACTAGAGAATGAGGAGATGACACCAAAAGCAGACGTCTACGACCGGATTGTAGAACGCAATGGTCTCTATAACGCCACTCAGATCGCCCAGAAGTTCGGACAATCAGCGATATGGTTAAACAAACAACTAGCCTCGATGGGCGTCTACAATCGCTCCGTGAAGCATGGACGTGTATTTCAGCAATGGTTCATCGATAAGGGGTACGGAATAATGCGTGAGACAGAGAACGGGTTCTCATAACCTATGTTCTATGCCGAAGGTGAAATGTGGATTGTCAGAAAATTATCCGAAGAAGGTTTGATTTAATCGACAAAATAACTAAGGGGCCATCGGGCCCCTTTCATTTAGCTTGCTGGACCCTTGTTTCGACCATGTAGCGCATGTATTATTCAATCGAAACACGTTAGTCATCATGAGAGGGAGGGGAACATGTCCAAAAAGTTGACAACCGAAGAATACATTAATAAGGCCAAATCCGTACACGGCGACAGGTACGATTACACGGAGGTAGTTTACACGGGTAAGGCTAACACAGTTCGGATAAAATGCCGCATTCACGGGGATTTCTTACAGATTGCCGCAGATCACACTAACGGCAGCAACTGCCCAGAATGTGCAAAAAAAATTAAAAATATGAACAGGCGGAAGTCAGTTTCTGAAATGCTTGACCGGGCCAAAGAAAAACACGGGGATAAATACGAGTACCATCCCGAAACATATGTTGACACCCGTACAAAGATGAGAATCACCTGCCCTATTCACGGAGATTTCTACCAGACCCCATCCGCACACTGCACCACTGGGCAAGGTTGTCCCAAGTGCAAACAAGGTGGGAAATACGATACGGAATCATTCATCCAAAAAATGAGAGATAGTGGTAGTCCATACACCTACGAAAAAACGGTATATACTAACTCCGGCAACAAAATCATAGTCACATGTGAAAAACATGGAGACTTCTCCCCTATCGCGTTTCAGCATGCCTACGGGGTGGGTTGCCCCAAATGCGCGAACGTGGGTCCATCAAGTTTCGAAGTGGAAATACAGTCGCTAATTGGTGACGTTGACATTTCAAATCGCTCACTAATCGCACCTCAAGAACTCGACATAGTGGACCACTCTTCGAAAGTGGCAATAGAATTCAATGGTACATACTGGCATAGCCTGCAGAAACGACCTAAGGGGTATCATAGAAATAAACGTATCAGAACTAACAGTGTTGGATACAGATTGATATCAATATCGGAACAGGACTGGAAAGATAAAAAAGTAATTATTACGAGAATTATAAAAAATGCCACGGGGCGCTCCGAAGATGTGCGAGTCAACGCCCGCGACTGTAAGATTGTGAACATTCCCGGAAAAGATGCCAGAAAGTTCCTGACAGAACATCACATTCAGGGCCATGCTCGAGCTTTGCACAATTTCGCACTCATTCATAAATCAGGTCAAATCGTCGCGGTTATGACATTTAACCAAATCGCCGAGGGTGGGTTCGATATGGTGCGATACGCTACGAGTTGCATGGTCAGAGGGGGGCAGTCCAAGTTGTTTAAATATGCTGCCGCAACCCTGAATATGCAATGGTGTCAATCATTTGTAGACTGCGACTATTTCGATGGATCCAGTTACGAAAATTCAGGATTTGAACTAGTTGATGATTCAGTCACGTCATTCAGAATATGGCACAGGAAAGTGGGTTTTATGAGTCGACAACAATGGTGGAAGGCCAACATTCCGAAAACCCTGAGTAGGTTAGGGGTCGACCCGTCGATATTTTCCGAGGAAAAAACCCAGCGTCAAATGATGGATGAGGCGGGTTGTTTGATTACGGAAAATTCGGGAACTAAAAAATACATGTGGAGAAAAGGGGCCTAATGGCCCCTTTCATTTAGCTTGCCGGACCCTTTGACGCAGTCCACGAATTGAACTCAAAAATCCACTGGTCATCGGTAATTGTCTGACCACCACGCCCACGCGGACCATCGTTCACAATCACACCTTCTGTGCCGACAGCAGCATCGAGTGTGCCAATCTGAGTATAGGTCAACTCGATGTTAGCCTTGCTCAGAAACAGCCCGTTGATATACGCAGAGTCCGCCGAGCCGGGGTTGAGGTTCAGCGTGACACGACGACCCGGGTTGATGCGGTCCAGACGAATAGCATTACCACCCAGACCACGACGTAATGCAGTGGACGCGTCAATCGGTTCATCGGTGTACGGCGGGTCAGACTCGCCAAAATCAGAAATGATGCGGCCATTAATTGTGATGACCGTGTTACTTGTGGAAAAGTTTTCTAATGACATCGGTCATTCTCCATTAATAAACGTCAACGGTGACGTCACAGATGCGGATGCTACCAGCTTTGAACACGCGCATGTTAATCGGTGCGGACTTACGCGCCGCGCGGTCAGAATCGGACAGGTCGAGAATGTCCGTCGCTTTGGTCAGCACTTCGAAGCCATCGGTGTACGCTTCCAGACCGGTGTCAGGGCTGGTGTAATTGCGCGGACCGAGATAGCGGTTGCGAATGTACTGTTTACCGACACGTTTAGCCGCACCGATGAGCGCTTCCTGACCGACCGGAGTCTGCGGAAGTTTGGTGGTCTGGTTAACGATAGTGTTGTACAGTTCCACGCGCAGAGAGTTCACAAAGGCGTCCAAATCGACGATATCGGAAATAGACTCACCGTAGGTACTGTGTGACCACGTCTGCAACCAGCGACCGCTGTCGGTGCTGCCCTGCAGGTCGAGCACGCTGTAGAATGCACAACGTTTGGCGACCATCGCGTTCTGTTCGGTGTCGGACAGGTCTTCGGCAGCAACACCCGGAGATTTTTTAAACTCAGTGTCAATAGTGCTATTGTCAGCACTGTAATTGACCGAGGCAGAATGCTTGATGAGCGCATAGGCCGCATACGGGTCGGTTGCGTGAGCCACGGTGAATGCGTGACGATAGCCCAGCGTGTTCAGCTGTGAACAGATGTCATCGCTGGTGTCCGGGTTGCGAATTTTAACCACAGCCTCACCGGTCTGGCTGTTCGGGAACATGACACTGTTCTCTTCACACCAGGATGCGATCGACAATACGTCTGCCTCTGTTGCCAGCACGTCTTTGGTGAAAAGCGTCCAGTACCAGTAATGCTTATCGAACGCCTTAGCCAGCGTCGCTTTGATATCGGCATCATCGTCCGCGGTAGCCCACACGGTAAGTTTCGGTACCGCGGGGGTAGAGCCGAGGAATTTGGCACCGGCCTTGTACGTCTCGGTCGTGGGGGCAAAGTCAGCGGCGAGAGAAGAAGTGGAATAGTAGGTACGAACCGTGTCTTTGGTGAAACTGCTCGGGAGTTCGGAGTTTTTAGCAAAAAGCATCGCGGAAGCGAAATTTGCCGTACTCAATCCCGCCGGAGAAATCCGGGTTGTGATTGGGATGATTTGTTCAATTGGAAACATGTTTACGAGTCCTCGTAAGTTACAGTGTGCACACGTTGACCATTATATCGAAATTTCACCGGATTGATAGTTCACACCGGGTTCGGTATCAACATATCTTAACTGAAGCGTACCGTTTTCGAAATATACCTGGTCCATACCCTCACCAATGGTGAAAGGAACGTGCAGGATGTTATTCACTGTCACCGTATTCACCGCTTCGTAAAGCAGTTTAACGATGATTTGCGCACGCTGTTCGAAGTTGCTCGCCTGCAGCGCTGTCAGGTTGTTAACCGGTTCGGTCCCACCCCATCCGATACCAGCTTTCCACAGGGGCCAGCACACGTCCGGGCGCTTGTGACATTCCTTCAGCATTTCGGCGTACTGCATTGCTTCACCGCGGAAGAAATTAATTTCACAGGTTGCGACAATCTGCGCGCGAATTTCATACACGATGGTGTCATTTGCGCCATCGTGTATGATGATGTTCGCCTGACCGCGTTCACGGATGCTCTGACGTGGCCGCACAGACGCGTATGGGCCGTCCGGAGACGGTCCGTTGGGGTCGGCAAGGATACACTCGCTGACGCCCGTCACGTTGAGTATATGCGGTCTGAGAGCTGCAAAGATTTCATTGTTGGTCATAGCGGTCCACGATTACCTTACAGTATTTGCGCCACGGGCGATTATCGGTACGAATCACTTTCCAGCGCTGACCCAGGAATACCCATTCACCATCGAGTGCGATTGAGTCAAGGTCACCATTGTTAACGTATATTTTACGCGGGTCAACGATGCGCTGACCACCCTGACGCAGAAAATCAATTTCCTTGTCGCTCAGTGGTTGAATGTTCACCGTGAATGCAACCGGTCCGGATGTCGAGGTGACCCAGATGCCGTCCACGTATGAGCCAGATTTACCCACATGTGTCGCCGGTACAGATTTAAACACGTTGTCAATATGACCACGCATTGACAGACTCATAAGATACCCTCGTCAGGTTTTTCGTTGATGACCTTGTACGTTACAGATTGTACTAATGCACCAGTATCGACAAGTGGATTGTCCGAACCTTTCTGTTCGATTGTGTATGCGGTGTTGGGTGGAGTACGAAGGTCAACCATGTATTGCTGAACCGCACCAGCCGCAAACGCGCCCACTTGTTCCAGCACCTGGTCAAGCGGTAAATCATTAGCTATACCATGAGCGATGGTGTCCACGATGTCCTGTTTACCGCTTTGCACACCGGGTATCAGCCAGGGGCGCGGTGGAATAGGTGCGGGATTACCGTATAGCTTGTTATTCGGGTTACCGTAATTCAGCAATGCGCCAAGCTGGGCATTTGTCATACCGGAGTCATGATGCTCACCTGCGTCCGAATGGATGCCGACAGTCACAGTCTTCTGACTGACTTTAGCGTATTGCTCCAGTTTCGAACGTATTGCCTGTTTGGCTTGCTGCAGCGCTTTGATGTTGACTGACATAGTGTACCCTCGTTTGTCAAGACATTATCACACAACGTTGCGCCAGTATCCACACACCCCGTTGAAACTCGTTCGGGGTACTTCAACGGGGTATCAAAAACTCTTTAGTTTTCTGTTACTTATTACTTATTACCCTTATACCCTTATAAAATAATAATTAGTAGTAAG